TTGGGGACGAGCGCAGCGCGACGTTATGGCGCTCACCCGCACAGCCGTACAGCACGCGGCAAGCCAAGCGCGGCGCGAAGTTTACGAACTTAACTCCGATATTGTGGTGGGGGTTCAGATTGTGTCCACCCTCGACGACCGGACTACGCCGTTATGCCAAAGCTTGGACGGGCGTATATTTGAGTTGGGCGAGGCCCCTATGCCGCCGTACCATATCGGGTGCCGGACGACGACCATCCCCGTGCTTGACCCCGCCTTCGCCGGATTGTCGGACGGGGCTACGCGGATTGCGCACGGGTCGGACGGGTCGGAGCTTGTCCCGGCGGATATGACGTACTTTGAGTGGCTGAAAACGCAGCCTGCGGATTTTCAGGACGCGGCCATTGGGCCGAAGCGCGGGGAGTTGCTGCGGAACGGCGGTATAAGCGCGGAACGGTTCTCGGAGTTAAACCTGAACCGGAATTTTGAGCCTCGGACGTTGGAAGAGATGCGGAAGTTGGAGCCGTTGGCGTTTGAGCGGGTAGAACAACGTAAAAGGGATTTACATTCTGATAGGGAAAATAGGGTATTATTAGACGTAAATCCCGATGCCGATATTTATAAAAAGCTCGGCGAAGAGCATTATGGCGAATTGCACGGGTTACTCAACAAGGCCCCTGACGCCGAACGGGATGTTTGGGGTAAAATGGAAAGCGAATTAAAGGTTTACGGCACGACAAACGGCGTATCTAACTTCAAGAGTATTGATGATGGGGTTGAATTGAACGTCGCGTCCACAGTAAAAGGGACTTTAGACCAGTACCCATATCAGGAGGCCGTACACGAATTCGCGCACGACATAGACCGTTTGGCAAATGTCAAGTATGGGAGTGGATATAGGGCGCAATCGTTCTCCGGATATTACAATAACGGAATTTTTGAGAAAACGATTAAAGATGAGGTGAACACCCTGTTAAAAACTACGGCTGAACAGATGAAAGTGGAGTTTAATGTGCTTATGGCGGCAGGAGACATCAACACGTTAGTCCAAAAAGGCTATATTACGACGGGCGAGTCTATTTTCTATAAGGCTAAAGGCGTTTGGCCCAATGGGCGAGCGCCGAGATTCAACGAACGGGCAGCCTACAAACAAATAGCCGATGAAATCAACGCGCTTCCCGGACGTGCGCGATACGCCGTTTCTGATATAATCGGGGGTGCGACGCGCAACCGCGTAGATGTTAAATTTGGGCATAGTAGCAGTTACTGGAAAACGCCCGAGTCGTTGGCAAGGGAGGCGTTTGCCGAGATGTACGATTCAACGGTAGCCTCACCCGAATCGCTTGAACAAATAAAAAAATATCTCCCGAAAAGTTATGCAACTTATCAGGAAATGATTATATTTATATCAAAGGGGGGGGGAGGAACTAATGCACAAACTTGAAGAAATGGCGAGCAAGTACGCCCAAAAATTCGGTGAGCCTTTTCCAATAGAGATACTCCACACCGGTGACGACAACGCCTTGTCGGTAGCTGAACAGTGTCTCAAGGACGGCAAGCCCTATGTGATGGAGTACGAGGATGGTGTTGATTATTCGCCCCAAATCCTCAACTCCGTGCCTGCATAACCCTGAAAGGAGCCTTTTATGACAATACCTGAAGTCTTAATCCTGCCGTTGGCAGTAGGCTTTTGGGCGTTTGCCTGTTGGATGGTGTTGAAGGCCGGCGTCGCGGTAGTCCATATTGCGCTCGGATTGTACAGCGCAATTAGTTTGAGTTGGGATTTGTCCTCTTTTAAAAGGCGCGCAAAAAAGCTACACAAGAAAACCGCATTAAAGAGCGAGGGGGTATTGTGACCGAAACGCTGATAAAAACCCTCAAAACCGCAGACGGTGAGATTTACGCCCCTGTGGACGGTAACCGTGTTCTTCTCGCGAGGTGCAGGGCTGTAGTTGAAATCTACGAGCGGGCAGATAAGATAGACGCGGTTGCTGGAGACAGCTACAAAATCCTAATGGGCTACCGCGTATCGCTCCAATGCGCCAAAGTAGAGACGACCCGCGATACCGACGCTGATTTTCTGCGCGGCGTGTCCGCCTTTGAGTTCTCCGGCGACTTCCAACGCAAGGACGGCGTTTTTGAGCGCACGGCGCTGACTGTCAAGCCAGAGACGCTCGACCTGTTCGGCGGCGATTGGAGTTTCCACGTGAACGGTTCGGGCGAATTGATAAAAAAACTTATTGCGCTATGACCGCAACCCGTTTTTTACGTCTCCCCCACGCCCGATATTAATCCCTACCCAATTAGTATTTTTCTACCTTCAATATTTTTTTTTGCAAAAGTTACGCAAGACGTGTTAAATTAAAATAAAACGGGCGGCTGTCCAATTAGCTACTGGGCGGCGCAAAGAAAAGGGCATTCTGGTGCCAGAACACCGGAGTGTCCTTTTTCTTTTGCCCAACAATCAATAAACCGGTTCGTAGCGCAGGGCGCGGCGGCCAAAACCACACAGAAAGCAGGGCTTGACGTATGGAACCGAAGATTTTGAAGGAGGCGTACGACGCGCTGACCGACGAGCACAAGGCGTTTTACACCGAGAAGGACGGTGAGTATACGCTTGACGTGGCGGCATTGGCTAAGGAGGTAACCGGAATATCCGGCCTGAAAAAGAATTACGAGAAGCAGTACGAGGAGCTTAAGGCCGCGAAAGCGAAGGCCAAAGAGTACGAGGAGGCGAAAGCGGCGGCGCAGAAGGCCGCAGAGGACAAGGAACTGGAGGCGAGGAAAGCCGCCGGAGACTGGGAGAGCATAAAAAAATCGTACGAGGAGAAAAACAAGGCGATAGAGCAGACGTACGCGGACGAGATAAACAAGTTGAAGCTGCTCTTGAACAAGAAGGTGGTCGAGACGGACATCTTCAATATGGCGAAGGAGTTGGCGTATCCGGGTGCGGAGCCGGTGTTGATGGACAGAATCCGCAACCGCGTGCGCATTAAATACACGGGCGACGACGCGGAGACGGAGTACCTCGACGAAAAGGGGCATCCGACTGCGTACAACCGTGCTGAATTTATGAAAATAATTGCGAGCGACCCCTCATGCGCCCGCATTATCAAGGGGAGCGACGCTACCGGTGGTGGCCATCAGGGAGCAGCCGCAGCCTCTACAAACGCTGCCGCGCAGGGCGCGACAGACAAGAAGGGAGGCGGGACGCCTGAAGAACAGGCGCAACGCTGGCAGGCCAAAATTGATGAATTACAAAAAAAATAACAGGAGGTAGTTATGAGTTTATCGACCTTGCAGGTATTTAACGAGTTTATTATTCCGTCTGCGCACGAACAGCTTGCGCAGAAAATAGACCTTTTCAACGCGGCGTCGGCGAACGCTCTTAATCTGTCCACGAAAGACTTCGCGGGCAGTTTTCAGAAGGAGCGCTTTTTTAAGGATTTGACAAACGCAATTCGTCGCGTAGATATGACTACGCCGAACGCCGATGTTACACCTGTCGATTTAACGCAGGTTAGCCGCAACTCGGTGAAAATAGCCGGCTCGTTCGGGCCGGTGAGGTACGAGCCTATCGCGCTTGAATGGACGAAAAGCCCCACGGGCGCGGACATTGTAAAAAATGCCGGGCAGCTTGCGGATGGGCTTTTGTTTGATATGATAAACACGTCCATTGCCGCGCTCGTTGCCGCGCTCAACAACAACCCTGCGGCGCGTTATTCGGCGGGCACCAATCCCATCACACTGACCGCGCAGAACAACTCTCACGCGCTCTTTGGCGACAGGAGCAGCGCCATTGTCGCGACGATAATGACCGGTAAAATGCAGCACCAGTTAATCGGCCAGAACATCGCGAACGCCGCTCAGTTGTACAGGGCGGAGAATGTGCGGGTAATTGACGTTCTCGGCAAGATTGCCATCGTTACCGACGCCCCGGCCCTTTCGGTGGCGGGCAGTCCCGGAACGGACTACGTCCTCGGCCTCACTGAAGGCGCGGCCCTTGTGAGCAACGCTGGCAGCAACATTGTCGCCAACATTGCCACCGCCAATAGAAACCGTATCGAGCACACGCTGCAGTTCGATTACAACTACGGTCTTGGCCTGAAGGGATACTCGTGGAACGACACCATTTCGTCGCCCAGTGACGCGCAACTGCGTACCGGCACGAACTGGACGCCGGTTACCACGAGCGTCAAGGACACGGCGGGCGTTCTGGCCGTTGGGCAGGCGGCTTAATCCATAACGGGCGCGGGAAACCGCGCCCATCACTTTTTTTGGGGAGGGCGGTAAAAATGACGTTGGACAAGGAGAAAAAAATAGCGTACCTTGAATTTCCGGCGAAGCCTGAAGAGGTACGTAAGGCGAAAGCCGACGGTTACGAGATTATCGACGCCATTTTCGCGCCGAAAAAACCAGAGGCCCCGCAGACGCCGGACAAAACCAGCGCGGGCGGCGACAGCCATAAAACCGGCGCGGCGCAGTAAATAAAAATTCGCGGGTTGGCGGCGCAGTAGCCGCCTCGCCGCGTTGAAAAAGTCAAGGGGAGCGGAAAGGTATGTACACAACCGTAGCAGATTTTCGGGCATACGCGAAAGCGGGTGGTATAGACCTCGACGCCAAAACCGACGCCGAACTGATGGTTATGTTGGTACAGGCCACGCGGTTCATTGACAGCCTTGACAGCAAGCTGAGGGGCAAGCGCACCGACCAAACACAGCCGCACGCGTACCCGCGCCGCAACCTGACGATTTATGGCGAGCCGTGGCCGTCGGATACCGTACCGAACATTGTCGTAGAATTGCAGTGCGCCCTTGCGTTAGAAGTTTACGAGGGTATCGACATCTTCAGCGCGATGACAGAGCAGGCGGTCGTTAGGGAGCGAGTGGACGTGTTGGAGGTTCAGTACGCGGCGCCAAGTTCCACCTCCGCTGACGGAGGCGCAGAGGAGCGCGAAAGCCTCGCGATGGCGCTGTTGCGCGAACTGATGGACACGGGCGGCGTTGGCGGGATTGGATTTATGAAAGTGACGCGGACGTAATGCCGATTAATTACCCGCGCTTGGAGCGGACGGCGAACCGGCTTATCCGCGAGAATGGCAGGCCGGTAACAATAGAGCGTCCGGCGCAAGGCGTCTTTAATCCGACGACTGGCGAAACGGACTTCGGAGCCGGAAGCGGGGAGTCGACAAAGTTTGAGTTGATGGGCGTGCTGCGCGAGTACGAGGCGAAGTTTATTGACGGCACGCTTATTAGGGCCAACGACCGCGAGCTTATACTGGACGGGCGGTTCAGACCGGAAGTGACGGACAGGGTGTTTATGGGCGGGGGAAAAGTCGGTGATATTATTGCGCCGATTAAGGAGGTGAATCCGGGCGGCACGGCGATTTTGTACAAAATACAAATACGGACTTAGGGGGAATTATGAGCACGGTACCGCCGGACGGTTTCGAGGATTTGATGTCGGCTTATGCCGCCGCCGTGAACCGTGATTACGCGCAGGCGGTGCGGGCGGTTGCCTCCGAGTGGTTTTCGGGCGTTATCAGGCGGACGCCCGTTGCCGAGAAGAACGGTGGCAGGATGCGCGGCAACTGGCTTACGTCAGCGGGAGCGCCCAATTTTTCAGTGACTGACCGGACGGACGAAAGCGGCGCGTTGGCGGACGCGCATAACAACATCGACCCGTTCGGCGTTACGTATCTGACGAATAATTTGCCGTACGCGGAACGGCGTGAGCACGAGGGCGGCAGGCCGGTAGTCGGCTCAAAGAGAAACCCGTTTCAGTACGGCAAAGGCGTTGGCGGTGGTTTTGTCGAAGAGGAATTAAAACGTGTTATGTCGAACGTCGAAAGGATAGTTAAAGGTGCTTAAAATACATCGCGCGATAACGGACAGCCTCGAACAGGCGAATTTTGGCCTCGAAGTATCTTGGCCGAACAAGGGATACTTGCCGCACGAAGACGCCGATGGGGAAAGCGTGCCGTTTTTGGAATTGGTATTTGGGAGAATTGATATAAACCCGCTAACTCTTGGCGGGGACGAGGGCGTGGACAGGGTCAGCGCCTTTTTTACCATAAATGTCAGGTACGCAACCAACCGCGGGGCGGTTATAGCGGACGATATGGTGAGTAACATTTTGGCCTATTACTCTATCGGTAAAGAGTTTGCTTATGGGGGGCAAATCGTTAGAGTAACAGGTATAAGTCTGGAGCCCGGGGCCCCCGACTTTGGGTGGTACAAGGTGAGTGTAACAATCAAGTACGAATCCTATCAAGGGAGGGCTTAATGGCTTTTGAAAATCAAGTCACCGGTTCAATGGGAACCAAAATATCGGCCTGTCTCACGCTTCCGACGGACAACACAAAGTCGGCGTGGCTGGCATTGGACAACGGCACCAACTTCAAACAAATAAAGGGTATCACCGACGGCGGTAACTACGGCGGCACCTATGACCTCGGTTCCGAGGCACAGCTTGAAGATGGTGTGTTGATGAAATGGAAGGGCGTTATGAACGCCGGCAGCGCGTCGCTTGCCGTGCTTGTGTTGGAGGGCGACGAGGGGCAGGCCGTACTCATAGAGGCGTCGGACAGCTACAACGCCGTGTCCTTCAAATACGAATTTACAAACGGCAACGTGGATTACTTTGCCGCGCTCGTAATGGGCTGGGACACGCAGGTAGGCTCTGCAAACGACGCGGTGAAAGCCTCGCCGACGCTCGAACTTATTGCGAAAGCGGTGAGGGTAACGCCGGGGCCGTAAACGAAACGGCGGGGTAGTGTAACGGCTACACGTGAGCGTCATAAGCTCAAGGAAGCAGGTTCGACTCCTGTCCCCGCGATTTTTTTATAATCACAAAAAGGGAGAATTCGTATGTCGTTGAAAGACCTCAAAATTGCAGACACAGCCAACGAGGGTGTGGAAATGCAAATCAAGAGTCCATCTGGCGAATTGATGGACGGTTTTATTCGTGTCCTCGGGGCTGACAGCGCGGAGTATCAGAGGCGGCTGCGGGCGTGGATTGAG